ATGTAAAATTTTAAAAAAATGAATGTATTAAGTTTGTTTAATGGAATGAATACAGGTAGACAAGCCCTGGAAAATGTCGGAATAAAAGTAAATAAATACTATTCAAGTGAAGTAAAGCCTTATGCTATAGAATTAACTCAATACCATTTCCCAGATACTTTACAAGTTGGGGACGTTACTAAATGGAAGGAATGGAATATTAATTGGAAGGAAATTGATTTAATATTAAGTGGATCACCCTGCCAGGATTTAACCGTAGCAGGAAAACGAGCAGGAATATACGGAAAAAAATCTTCTTTATTTTTTGTTTTTGTAGACATATTAAATCATATTAAATCACTTAATCCTAATGTACTATTTTTACAAGAAAATGTTGGTAGTGCATCAAAATTTGATGTTGGTATAATGAGTCGTGAATTAGGTGTTTATCCTGTTCGTATAAATTCAAAATTAGTTACAGCACAATTACGTGATAGATATTATTGGTCTAATATACGTACAAAAGAAACTATTTTTGATTTAGTGACTGATATACCACAGCCAAAAGATAGAGGTATAATGTTTAAAGATGTTATTACAGGCGGTAGAGTAGAGCGTGTAAAAGCATTAGCATTATTAGAAAGTGAAAGTAGAGTTTGTACAAGTCAAGAGAGTATAAAAAAAAGAGCTGAAAGAGAGTTTATTAATATGATTTATGTTGACACTGATAAACATGTTGCTTTGAAAATGCAAAACAATAGAAATAATCAAGCAAGCCAAGAGTATTTAAAACATAGAAACGAAACTACTGGAATGTTAACTTTAATACATACAGAAGGAATAGTCAGAACAGTTAACCAAATAGAAATGGAACGCTTACAAGGTTTCCCGGATGGATATACAAGTATATTATCTAAATCAAAGGCTGGATCATTATTAGGTGACGGATGGACTTTGCCAATAATAGAGCATATATTTAAATATATTAAATAAAAAATTTACATTTTATTTATATTTAAAAAATATTTGTATATTTATAAAACGAAACAGCTAAAAAATGAATTTAGAAAGCATACAGGAATATTTTAAAATTCAAATAGAAATCGGAAATTTCATGGTTTTAAATATTACGAGATCAAACGATTTAATCGATAATACATGGGTTTCAATGCTGGTCGAAAATAGGCCTTTCGTAATTAAAACAAACGAGACCGAAACAATCCAGGACGGTGATATATCCGAGAATTATATTCAATTAGGTAATTTTACACAGCAACAACATAAAACAATTTATGAACGAGAAAAAAAAAGACGGTTTGTACGTAACGACTAAAATTAGTACAGATGCAGACCGAAACGTATCAAAGTTTCAAGCGTCACACCTGGTAAATACTGGCCAGAAACTTAAAAAAATGGAGGCGTTAAACAAAATGCTCGAAGATTTTGTAATTTTAACATCGTAAAACAAAAAATAAACTTTTAAACTAAAACAAAATGCAAAACGAAACAACAAGTTTGCCGTCGATTAGTGAATTATACGACGACGTAATTACAGCACAAAAACAGGACGTTTTTACTGTACTTTTAAACCAGGAACCGAATCCGAACTGGATTAAAACGCACCCGTTTATATCTGGATACAAATACATTCCGATTGAACGAGTTGAATTTCTACTAAAAAAGATCTTTAAAGCATACAGGATCGAAGTAATGAAGTCTGGAATGTTAATGAATGCCGTCGAGGTTACTGTACGCGTACATTATTTGCACCCTATTACGAACGAGTGGAATTTTCACGACGGAGTTGGCGCACAGGAATTACAAACACAAAAGGGCACAGGGCCGTTAAAAATGGATATGTCAAACGTTAATTCTGGTGCCGTTACTATGGCGTTACCAATAGCAAAAACAATCGCAATAAAAGACGCATGTGATCACTTTGGTAAACTGTTCGGATCTGATTTAAACAGAAAAACGCCAACAAATTACACGATTGATCAAAAATTACATTCGATCGACCTGGACTTAATTAAATCACAAATTAAACTTTAAACAAAATGATAGAAGTAAAAGTAGAACAAGGATCGCAGGAATGGTTAAAAATGCGCCTTGGAAAAATAACAGGAACGAGATTAAAAGAAGTATTTAAAAGCGATAATTTATCTTTAGTTGACGAGTTAACAGCGGAAATTATTTCGGAAGTAGTCGAAGAAAATTTTGTTAATGCAGCAATGCAACGAGGCAAAGATCTCGAACCTATCGTTAGGGATCTATATACGCAAGTTACTGGAATAGAAATCGAAGAAGTAGGATTCTGTTTAAGCGAAGAAAATGATTTTTTAGCACTATCGCCAGACGGATTTACAAAAGATCGCAAAGGTGCAATCGAAATTAAATGTCCGAGTACAAAGATTCACGTAAAATATATTCGCCAGGATCAATTACCAAACGAATATAAATACCAGGTTTATAATTATTTTTTAGTAAACCAGGATCTCGAATATTTGGACTTCGTTTCCTTCGATGATCGTTTCAAAACGAAACCAATGTATCTAAAAAGAATTACACGCGACGAGATCCAAATAGATTTATATAACACGAGTGCAGAGGTAGAAAAATTCTGTACTAAATTTTTAAAGTATTACGAAAAAATCACAAAGTAATGAAAAACGAAATTATAAACGCAGACGAGTTCGGTATTGATCAATCAAAAGCGAACGAATTAATTGGTAATTTACCAAACATAAAAGCAGAGCGCGAAATATTAATCCAGGGTTACGATCAAATCGTAACTTTGGATATAGAGGACGAAGAAACAAGCAAACAGGCCAGGGAATTACGCCTAAAAATTAGGGACAATCGTACAAAAGGTATCGAGATCTGGCATAAAACAACGAAAGACTTTTTTCTGAAAGGCGGGCAGTTCGTTGATGCTATAAAAAACAAAGAAATCGCAGTCAATAAACGCATGGAAGAAAACCTCGAGCATATCGAAAAGCATGCAGAAAACAAAGAGAAACAGATTATCGAAACTGTACGTAAACAACGAATTGAAATAATAGAAGTTTACAAAGAATTTATTCCGTTTGGCCTGGATCTTGGAATAATGACAGTAACGGACTTCGATAGACTTTTTAAAGGTGCAAAATTACAGTTCGAGGAAGATCAAAAAGAAAAACTACGTATCGAGGAAGAAACAAAGCAGGCCGAAATTAAGGCAAAAGCGGAAGAGGACGAGCGTAAAAGGTTAATCGAAGTACAAAGATTAGAAAACAAAAAGATAATCGCAGAGGCGAGAAAAAAAGAGGCTATTTTGCAGAAACAGATCCAGGAAGAAATAGCGAAAGCAGAAAAACTCGAAAAAGAGATCCGGGAACGTAAGCAAATAGAAGATGCCGAAAAGTTACGTATACAAAAAATTAAACAGGATTTAGCAAAAGCGCCAAAAAAAGAGCAGTTAATTAATTGGATCGACAAAATGTTTATTAGTACACCAGACGGATTAGAACAGGATCCAGAAGTTTTAAATATTGTCGGCAAATTTGTGAATTTTAAAGCATGGGCGAAAAATGAAGTCAATAAAATTTAATTTAATTTTAATTCTGGCTGGCGTAATGCTGGCCAGTTTTAATTACGAGGCAACTTATTATGCAGATTATTTTAATGGAAGGCCAACACGTTCTGGTGAAATATTTAGCCAGGATAAATTAACATGCGCAAGTAATAAATTCGCAATCGGATCCAGGTTAAAAATTACCAATAAGGAAAACGGAAAAAGCGTAACAGTTCGAGTAAACGATACAGGTCCGTCGGATTTAAAAGTTGTCGATTTATCAAAAAAAGCATTTCGTAAAATTGCAGATCTCGAAAAGGGACGAATTAAAATTAAAGTGATAAAATTATAAATAATTAAATATTTTTACAATGAGTAAACAGAATGATTTAGACAAAATTTTCGCAATTCATTTATTACTAAATGCAACTGTTTTTTTATTTGAAGATCTACCAGAAACAAATATTTTTTTAATCAAAAATAAAGATATTTACGAAAAAAGCGTTAAACTTGTCGAAGATCTTACAAGGTCAATAAAAACAAGTGAGGCGTCAAATTATAATTACATTCTGGACCGCCTTAAAAAAATGAGCGAACGCGTTCATATAAAATAAATAATCAAAACTTAAATTAAAAAAAATGATTTTAACAGGAACGTTAATCGAAATTTTCGATATAGTACAAATTACAGAAAAATTTAGAAAGCGAGAATTCGTAATTAAAACTAACGAACAGTATCCGCAGGAAATTTTAATCCAATTAGGCCAGGACAAATGCGAACTTTTGAACGGTATTAAATTAGGTGAAATTATTGACGTAAGTATAAACATAAACGGCAAAGGTTACACCAATAAAGAAGGTATTAAAAAATGGTTTAATAATATAGCAGCCTGGAAAATTGACGTACAGTACGGAAATCAAAATGCAGTTAATAAAGTACCACAGCCAAAAATTTCGGAACAGCCTATCGCAGGAGTAGAAGGAGATGACGATTTACCTTTTTAGAATGAATAAAGCCAGATTAATTAAAAACAGGTTAAACATAAACTGGAACGGCAAAAGCAAATTAAATATCGTAACACGTCAAAGAATAGATGCGAGAAGGGCCTGGATAAGATTAAATAAAAAAGATAACGGTTTTATAACTGGTTTATTAAAATTTTTTAAAAATGAAGAATACGATTAATATTTAATACAATGAATATATTTAAAATTTTAATTCAAATATGGTTGTGCAGTGCAATTATAATTTGGGCCTTCGTAATTTTACTTTATATTGCAGAATATATAAGAAAAAATTAGTATATTCGTAATCGTTTTACATGTTTAAAAGTTTACGCCCTTTGAATTTACTTTAGTGATTTTAGTAATTTTTAAAGGGCGTTTTTTAATTTTATTAATATGAAGTTTATTTTTTTAAGTTTATTTATTACTGTAATCCTGGATCACGAATTAAACTTTGGATATTACATTCGAAAACTATTTGGTATTAGAATTTCTAAACCGATAAAACTTTTAGACTGTTTTCCATGTTTATCTTTTTGGGTTTCGGTAATAGTAACAGCGGTAACAAATTGCGATTTATTTGTACCTATTTATACATTTTTAATATCTAAAATTTATGATCTTATCAAAAATTAGTTTTGATTGTTTCGAACAAATCAAACATTTATCAAATAGCAGTAAATTACCGCTCGAAGATTATTTAAAATTAAATGAAATTTACGTTGAAATTACAGGAAGGCCAATTAGTAAAGGTTGCGTTAATTGTGTATCGCAGGCCTGGTTGATCGTTAATAATTGGGCCGATAGATTTTATAATGCCACAGCAGAAAAATACGCTAAAATTTTACCAGTTGAACGAGTAAAAAGAGGACGTAAACCACGAATAAAATGAAATTTATAAAAAAAAAGAATTATTATACTGGTATTGTTTACGAGTGGAATTTACCAACAGGTCACACGTGTCCGTTTGCGGATACATGCCTGGTAAAAGTAAATCGTGAAACAGGTAAATTCGAAAATAAATCTAAAATGTATCGTTGCTATGCAGCAAGCGCGGAACGTTTTCCTGCGGTAAGGGATCACCGATGGAATAATTACGATCATGTTTTAAAAGGTAATAAACCAATAATTCCGAAAGACTGTACGGCAATACGGATTCACGCAAGTGGCGACTTTTTTAATCAAAAGTATTTCGATATGTGGCTGGAAATTGCAAAAGAAAATCCAGACGTTGAATTTTGGGCGTATACTAAATCTTTGAAGTATTGGATTAAAAGATTAAACAATATACCTATTAATTTAACTTTAACGGCCAGCTACGGAGGTAAAAATGACGAATTGATAAAACAGTACAGTTTAAAACATTCAATCGTTATAAACGAAGAAAAAAACGATCTACCGATAGATTATAATGACGATTACGCAAGAATGAAAAACGTAAACTTTTATCTGTTAAATAATTTTAAAAAATAGATCCAAAAAATGCAAATAGAAAAAATAGTAAATATTCTCGAAAATCCAATTAATCCGAGATCTATTACAAAAGATAAATTTAAAAAACTGGTAAATAGTTTAAAAACGTTTCCAGATATGTTAAATAAAAGGCCGTTGATAGTTTATACTGATAAGGACGGAAAATACGTTGTACTCGGCGGAAACATGCGATTAAAAGCATGCAGGGAAATTGGACTAACCGAAATTCCAATAATAATTGCAGACGATTGGACCGAAGAACAAAGAAGGGAATTTTTGATAAAAGATAACGTCGGATTTGGCGACTGGGAATGGGATACGTTAGCGAATGAATGGGACACGGATAAACTGGATAAATGGGGCCTTGATTTACCTAAAATTTCAGAAACTGAAAAATTATCGGCACTCGAGTTCGAAGATATTTATTATAAACCAATTAATAAACCAGAAATCAAATTAATAAATTGCGTTGATCTAACAAAATTTAATGCAAAAAAAGAATTTATTTTAAATTCAGATTTAAGCGAAGAAATGAAAAACGTTTTATTATTATTCGCATACAGGTTTATTAAAATAGATTTTGAGAGTGTCGCTAATTATTACTATTTTAATGCAGAAAACGAAGAAAAAACGATAATAGAACGACTTCGATTGGTGCTTTGTGATAATGGAGTTAATGGATTTATAGAGGACGATATTTTACGTATTCATGAATTACTAAACGAGTGGAACGATGATTAATATTTTTATTCCTTCATATCACAGGGCCGATAATTTAAAAACGGTTAATTATTTCGTAAAAATAGGTTGGGAAGTTAAAAATATTCACGTATTTATTGACGATGAAACTGACGATATAGACGAATACCAGGAAAAAAGCGAAAAAGTAGGGTTTAACCTTCATATTTTTAATATGCAGCAGGCCAGGGATCGTTACGATTATGTTCACAGGCCGTCGGTATCGAGAAGGAGTGCAGGCCAGGCGAGAAATATGTTTTACGAATTTGCTGAAAAATTAAATATTGATTTTTATATAGTGCAGGACGACGATACAAATGCTTACGAGATTAAAAGATACGGAAGGTATAAAGGCCTGGCAAATTTTGACGATATATTCAGTACATTCGAAGGAATAAAAGAATTTATGATCCGTCAAAAGATAGGACTTTTCGGGATATCACAAACAGGCGATTTTATTGGTGGAAATAATACAAAACTTTTACGTAATAAAGTAATGAATACAACGTTCGTAAATACAAAATTTATTTATAGAGGGGAGCGAGGGATCCAGGACGACGATACCAGTCAATTTGTCGGAATAATGAATGAAGGCCTTTTTACAGGAAGTACAGGCGACGGGCTTGCGTTAAAACAAACACCTTCGGCAACGGCAAAAGGCGGTTTAACAGATCTATATAACGAGGCGAAATTATTAAATAAATCGCTTATTTGTCCGATTCAATTTCCTTCGGCAATATATGCGCAACAACAAATTAAGAACGGCGGAAGGCTACACCATCACATTAAGGCGAAACATATTTACCCAAAAATTATTAAAACAGAAAACGTTTCGAATATTGCTTGGGATACTTATTCGGAAGATATTAAATTTACAAACGAACCTTCCAGAATACACCGATAAAACACCGATAGCAAAATGGAAAAAAAAGACAAAAATAAAAACCTTCGTACACCCTGGAAAAAAGGCGAAACGGGTAATCCAAACGGAAGGCCAAAAAGTATGGAAACAATAATAACCGAATATTTTTTGGACGAGAAAAATATGAAGTTGACTAAAACGCAGGTGCAGGATATTATTAAAAATATTTTATCAAAGAATAGGAATGATTTAACAGAACTGGCAAACAATGAAGATTTACCTTTTTGGATAGCGTTAATCGCAAAGAAGGCAAAAAGGGACTTCGAGAAGGGATCTATACATATACTCGATGTATTATTTGATCGTGTTTACGGTAAACCAAAAGAAGAAGTCGATACTAATATTAATATTTCGAAATTTGAGTTCGACAATTAAGGGATATAAACCGCACGAAAAACAAAAATTAATACACGATTCAATAGTAAACGAATCGTATAAATATTATATTTTAAATATTGGACGGCAGTTCGGCAAAACAATGCTTGGAATAAATCAAAAATTATTTTGGGCGATAAATGATCCTGGCAGTTCGATAGCGTGGGTAACACCGATTTATAAACAAGGTAAAAAGGTATTCGACGAACTCGAAAAGGCAACGGCTAACAGCGGATTATTTCACTATAACAGATCTGATTTAACAGTTTATTGCAGCAATGGATCTAAAATTCAATATTTCTCTGGTGAGCGTCCAGATAATATTCGTGGTAATACTTTCGATTATTTGATCATAGACGAGTACGCATTTACCAGGCCAGAATTATGGACCGAAATACTATCGGCAACTGTATTGGTAAAAGGTAAAAAAGTTATTTTTATAAGTACACCAAAAGGTCGAAATCACTTTTATAAATTATCGTTACAGCCGAATTACGATACCAGATATAAATACTTTCATTTTACAAGTTACGATAATCCAATGATCGAAATAAATGATCTGGAAGAAAGACGACGTAACCTTCCAGATTATGTATTTAAACAGGAATATTTAGCGGAGTTTATCGATAATGTTTCTGGCCTATTTAAGAACGTTACGGAGTGCGTATATATTCCAGATCCAGATAAAAAAGATAATCGTTTAAATCAAAATATTTACGGAGGCCTGGATATTGGACGAGCAGACGATTATACTGTTTTAACTTTGCTGAATACAAATTACGAAATGATTTTTATAAAACGTTGGCGTCATTTAGATTGGTCTACAATTATAAATGAAGTCGGAGATATTATACAGGATTACAACGCCAGGGTAAAAGTCGAAGTAAATAATCAAGGGGACGTATTTTTCGAAATGTTACAAAATAGATTATACAGCTACGTCGAACCGTTTGTTACAACGACAAAAAGTAAACCAATAATGATCGAGGATCTGGCGGTTTTATTTGAAAACAAAGAAATTAAAATTTTAAACGAAAATTACTTGGTAGACGAATTAAATGCGTTTACTTATATTTACAATCAAAAGACGCGACGAGTACAATACGGTGCACCACAGGGAGTGCACGACGATAGTGTAATGAGTTTAGCGTTAGCCGTACAATCACTTAAAGATCTAAAAAATGATTACTTCGAAATTTATTGAAATTAAAGCGCCAGCAAGTTTAAAGGATTTAAGGATCCATAATTTAAAAGCGTTGACGTATCCGCAGTACAATATTAACAAAATGAAAATCGAGGATATAATCGAATTTTTATCACTTGTTACAAGCGCGACAAAAAATGAATTGCGTAAAATAAAACTGGAAGATTTAAAAGATATTTTACTGCATATCGTTTCAATTTTTTCACAATATAAAATTCAGCACCCAGAAAAAAGAATAATAATAGAAGGCAAAGAATTCGATTTAATAGATCCTAAAAAAGTTGGCGTAGGTTGGCATATAGATATTTCGAACAGCGACTTCGAAAAGGATCCAGGCCGTTTGGCTGCCTTAATGTATATCGAAAGGGGAAGTAATTACGGAGATCTGGACGATAACGGAAATATGATCTATTCAAACCAGGAACGAGAAAAAATGTTTTTACGCTCGATGCCGTTAAATACCTATTTGGATTTAGTTAGTTTTTTTTTGCGCAAATCACTCGAATTAATTTAGATATATTCGGAGAGGACGAGAAAGAAAAACAGCGAATTGAAAAAAATAAAAAAGAAAAAAAAGAAAAAAAACAATTTTTTTGGGAAGAAATAATACAAATGCTTTCAGAATTTTATTCGCAATCGTGGGATGAAATTTTAAAATGGAATTATTATAAATTCAATCATAGACTAAAATTCGTTAATTTTACTAATCAAAAGAAATCTTTAAAAAATAGATAAAGTAAAATGATCAACGAAGGCGACATAATTAACAATCTGGACTTCGGTACCGCAGATAATATTCTGTCGAATAAACCTAATAGCGCTTTATCAAATTTACTGTTAGATATAACTAACGAATTGATCGCAGAAATGCGCCGAAATCTTAAAGATAGTCGCGCAACTGGTAATTTAGAACAAAGTATATTACCGACTAAAATTGAGGCCAGCAAAATCGAAGTATCGGCACCGCATTACTGGAAGTATATAAACTACGGAGTAAACGGTACAGTAATAAATCGAGGTGCGCCGACGCACGGGCCTGGTATAAATACAGGTGTAACTTTTCACGATGCTATTAAAAAGTGGATCTACGATAAAGGGATACCTTTACCAGAGGAAAAAACAATCGATGAACTGGCGTACGCAATCCAAAACAGCTTAATTAAAAAAGGCCAAAAGGCCACGCATTTTTTTGATAAAGTAATCACGCCAGAAAAAATAAAAGAAATAAGTAAACCAATTTCAAAGCTATTAAAAGAAAGTATAATTACATTAATTAAAAAACCTAAAAAATGAGTATAGGAATTTCACAGACACCGCAATTTTTAACGCCTTCAGATAATCCAATAATTTATGGATTCGGCACAGAAAATTACCAGCCTTCGCCGAATTCTGGTTTACAAAAATATAAACTATCTTTTATTGTAAAAGTTTTTGTACAGTATATTGGCGAGGTAGGAGTCTTCGAAATTTATCCCGAATATTCAAATGGTCAATTTAGTAACAGTTATGGAAAAATAGATATATCGCCTATCATAAGATCTTATTTACAATTACCAGATATTGTCCGATCACAGTACAGTACTGTAATATTCGATAGTGGTGTAAACGTAAGGCAGGCAAATATTTTAGTATATGAAAAATACGCAACAACAATCGATGGTGAAACGGCCTTGCATGGTTCCGTTACCTCAAGTATTACGACAGTTTTTAAAGGAAGTTTATCGGAAAAAGAATTTCAAAATTTCAATCCGTACGATTATAATGTTGGGAATATTGATAAAAAATTCCTTACTGATAAACCTAAAATTGATTTTATTCCGCCTTATAATATTTTTGTATATATATGTGATTTTCTAAAAAACGATTCAATACATTTTTCTTATTTTGATATAGATTATTTAAACCAAATAAATTTTGACAAAATATTGAGAATAACTTATTTTAACGGGACTAATAATGTGAACTTTGAAATACAATATCCGGCGGGCGAGCAGGGTGTATATAATAGTATTTACATTAATATAAAAGCGTTAGTTGATTTAGGCGTATTTACGCAGGCCGTAGCGGACGGCATCGAATGGTTAGGAATTGGAGTTTTTAATCCAATTACAGATAATTTAGTTACGCCGTTTGTTTATTTAACAATTAAAAAACCTTGTTTTTATCCTGGTAAATCTTTAAAATTTTTAAATAAGTTCGGCGCGTATGATTACTTTTTATTCCAGCATAATGAACGTAAAAGCGCGTCAATTAAAAGCTATGAATACGAAAGAGAAATTGGCGAGTGGAACAGTAATACAAATGATTTTGAAATTGATAAATTAAGGGACGGTAGGCAATCGTATTTAAAACAAAAAACTGAAAAATTACAGCTTATTTCGGGTTATTTAAACGAGGACGAACAGAACTGGTTGACGCAATTATATGAGAGTCCTCTTGTGTACTTAAATTATAATAATGGAGACGTTCAAAGCGTAATTATTACAAATACAAGTTTCACAATTAAACAGGATCAATACGACGAATTATATAACGAAATCGTCGATATTGAATTTACAACTAAAAACAGCATAGAATTATGATAACTTCGATAGTAGTAAATAATTTTAAATTAGACCTGGCCGAAAATATAAGTGTACCTTTAAATTTTTCCTTACAGGAGTTTCGAGATCCAGAAAAAAGAAAGCGATCGTTTTCCAAAACTATAAATATTCCAGGCACGAGTAAAAATAAAAAGTTTTTTTTATCGGCCTTTAATATTAGTTTAAAAGTAACTGATTCAGTAGGATTACAATTTCAACCTAATTTAGCGCCAGAATGTATTGTTAAAAAAGGCGATATTATTATTTTTCGTGGTTTATTGAAATTAAACCAGGTTAATATTTTAGATAAAAATTATACTTTTGAATGTACAATATATTCAGAGGTTGTAAATATTTTTTCTAATTTAAAATCGATTAATTTAAACGAATTAGACTGGTCTGAATATGATCACGAATTGACAAGGGAAAACGTTTTAAGCACTTGGGAAACTTCAGTAATTAAAAACGGCGTAGCAACTTCAAATTTTAACGGTGTCTATCCTTCCAACGGTTACGATCCTATGTCGTTCGGATATCTTTATCCACTTGTTAATTATGGATTCGCACAACCGAATAGTACGACTTATAAAGTAAATCAATTAGTACCGCACGTTTATGTAAAAGAATGCCTTATTAAGATTTTCGAATACGCCTATAAGGACACGGATATAAAAGTAGATTATACAACTAATTTTTTTAATAATGATAATATTAAAAAAATGATTTATGGTTACGGTGGCGGAGATCAATTAAAACTTTCAGCTGCCGCGATCCTGGCTTCAAAAATTGAATTTTTAAATGCGACTTATTCAAACATGTTCGATTTACCGCCTGGTACTGGTAGTTTATGGTATTTAAACTTTAGTCAAGATTTTTTATATCTTTTGGACGAATACGGTACTATACCGTCAATACAACAAAATCAAAACACAATAGAATTCGACAACGGCGGTTATGTAAAAATAAATGTAAAAGGGCTTTATACTTTTAATATTAAAATAGTAGTTACGTATTATGGTGGAAATGTAAGTAATCCAGTGAACAACTTAACTACATTAAAAGTATATAAAAATAATACTTATTCTGTTTTTAGTAAAACAAATACTACTATAACAAATTCAACATATACTTTAAATTACACGTTTGATTTAGACTGTAATCCAGGCGAAACTTATTCATTTGGATATACCGCATTTGTTACGAGTTCAACGCCACAAATATTAATGAGTATTACTGAATGCGATTTTACAATGTCGGCAGAAAAAAGCCAGGAATTAACCGACGGTTCTGTTGTTTCTTTAAATGCAGCTATACCAATAATAAAATGTGCTGATTTTCTTAAGGGAATTTTAAACATGTTTTATGCGACAATTTCGGATCCGATTTATGATCCAGTTACAAGTAACAGAATTATTTATATAAATTCGTTTTCAGACTTTTATAAGGATCAAACAGAATACGACGTATGGACAAAAAAAATTGACAAAAAAAGGGAAATTAATATCGAAAGTAATTCGTTAATCGAAGGTAAAAATTATGTTTTTCAATTTAACAGCGAGAAGGATTATTTTAATAATGAATATACTCGTATAACTGGCGATAATTACGGCGAACTGGATATATTATTCGACACGTTTCAAAGTGAAGAAAGAATTTTTAAAATGCCGTTTTCAACATATCCGTCGGTAAAAATTTCTGGATCTAATTTACGAATTCCGCATATATTAGAAAATAACGGATCAACAATTAAATCTTATAAAGGTGGCGGTCATTTAAGTTTTTACAACGGTTTAAGGCCTGGAAATTGCGCAATACAAAGGGCAGGAAACACGATACAAACAGCGAGTACAAACTATCCTATGATCCATCATTTTAGGTTACAAAATTCACAGGATTACATACCTTTATTTGATTTACATTTTCAATCCAGGCAGTATTCGTTCGATGAAATTTTGGTGTTTCCTTCATTAAATACTTACTCAAAATATTTTGTTCGATTTATTAATGAAATGACTTCGCCAGATGCAAAACTATTAAGGGCGTATTTTAAACTAAACGATCTGGATATTTCAAACATGGATTTTAGTAAATTAAAAATGATTGACGGAAATTTATTCAGATTGTACACAATAAAGGATTACGATAATATAAATTTAGGCACAACACAATGCGAACTTATTAAATTTTTAGGGTAATGGAAGAAATAATTTTTAAAGTAGGCGTAGAAACAGGGGACGCAAAAAGTAAAATTGACGGGGTAACAGATGCCGTTAAAAAAACAGGGAAGGAAACCGAAAAGGCTGGCGGATCCTTTACTAATTTACGAAAAGAATTAAAAAATTTAACGTTGCAGTTACAAACGTTAGATCCTGCAAGCAAAGAATTCGAAAAGGTCGCAAAAAGGGCTGGGCATATAAAAGAACAAATGCGTGGGGTTGCGGATGCAATAAACGACGCAGATCCAGAAAAATTCGGTGGTAAATTTCAGCGAACAGCGGAAGGAATTGCAGGCGCGTTTTCAGCGGTAACAGGCGCGCAAGCTATTTTCGGCGGGAATAGTGAGCAAATCGAAAAGCAAATGTTAAAAGTACAGGGCGCAATCGCTTTAACGCAGGGTATTAGCGCAATGAAGGAATTAAAAAACGATAGTTTAGACTTCGCAACGGCAATTAAAAAATCTGTCGTAGGCGCGTTCGTATCACTTACTTCCGCAGAATTGATTAACGCACAGGCTACGGGCACTATGACGATGCTACAAAAAGCCTATACGATAGCGGTTGGAACTTCTACTGGTGTAATGAAGGCGTTTAAACTTGCATTAATTTCAACTGGTATCGGTGCGCTGGTTGTTTTATTAGGATTCTTAATCGAAAAAATGATGTCTTACATGGGTTCGGCAGAGGACGGGATAAAAGCACAAGATCGTTTTACTGCGTCTATGGAGCGGTTTACCAGATCACAGGAGCGAACACGTAAAAGCATGGAAGACGGAATAAAATATCAAATAGATTACGCAAAAGCAATCGGGGCCTCGGATGAAAAAATATACGAATTAGAATTAAAAGGAATTGATAAACGAAACGCGTTGAGAGAGAAGGATATCATAAATAATAATAATTTATTATATAAAATTCGTACGGATAAAATGGATGCCTACGATAACGAAAACTGGGATCTCGTTAAGTCTATGAATGATCAAATTAAAACTACCCGGAAGGCAAACCAGGATTTATACGACGAGGAATTTTCACTAAAAAGAGAAAAAAGTTTATTAACGGCAAACTATAATAAAAAAACAATCGACGATAATAAAAAAAACAGCACAGAGCAAGCCACAAAAGACAAAGAGGCAAAAGACAAAGAGAAGGAAGTCGAGAAAAAACATTTAGAAGATAAACAAGCGCTAAAAAGAAAGTACGAAGATTTAATGGCGTCCAGTATTACCGACCAGGCGACCAGAGAGCAGGTCGAATTAGCATTAAAACAGCAAAGGGAAATAACAGATTTAAAAGCACAATACGAAACAAAAAAACTTTTAAAAAATGAGTTCGATCGTACTATGCTTGCGATGGAAGTAGCGCACGATGTTGAAAAGGAAAACCTAAAAAAACAACAGGATAAGGACAAGGATGAAAAGGAACAGGCTATAATCGATAAAGAAAATTTAAACGCAAAATCAAAAATCGAGGCGGAAATAATTGCACTCGAAAATGAGTTTAAAGCAAAGCAGGAAAAAAAGGTCGAACTTGAAAATTTAGACTTCGCACAGCAATTACAAAACAAAGAATTAACAAACGGCGAAATACAAAAAATTACAGCACAGCACGAGGCGAACCTTATAGCGATTGGAACGGAAAGCAAAGATCGACAAATTGAAATTGATAACGCAATCGCAGAGGCTAAATTTAACCTGGCAAATAATATCGGTTCGGCAATCGGTGCGCTTGGTGGTTTATTTGCGCAGGGATCAAAACAGGCAAAAGCATTTGCGTTAATACAAATAGGAATCGATACGGCAACTGGATTCATGAGTGCGTTAACTATTGCGCAACAATCGGCAAAAGCAACGGGGCCAGCAGCAGCGTTCGCAATGCCTATATTTTACGCGTCGCAGGTTGGTGCGGTATTGCAGGCGTTAGGTAAAGCGAAATCTATTTTAGGATCCAGTACAAGCGTACAAGCGCCAACAATAAACACCGCTGGCGGAATTGGATCTGGAAGCGGAAGTTCGGGCGTAGGCGTAAATCAACAGGATACGGAAGTAAGGGCGCAATCCACTTATAAGGTCGTAGTAGTGGATAGTGATATAACAAAAATGCAAGAAAAAACAAAAAAAGTTGAATTAATATCCAGCATTTAAAAAATAAGCGTATTTTTGATTAAAATATAACCTAATGTTACCGTTTTTTGAATTAGTAGTAAATGAAGGCGACGATATTACAGGCGTAGATTTTAATTCTTTTGTAGAATTACCTGCGCATTATAAACCGTTGTATGCATTTAACGAAGAAAAAGAAATATATTTATTTAATGAAGAAAAAAGAATTGTTACTGGTGTAATGATATCGGCAAACCAGCCTATTTATCGTAAAAATCCAGAACGATATGTTTTATTTCGTCCAGAAATTATTAAAATAATAAGAACAAAAAATATTAAACAGGGATTCGCAAATAATGTAAACCTGGATCACAACGAGAATAAAGTTGTTAAAAATATAAAAGTTGTTTCTGATTATATTGTAAATAATATAAACCAAATACCAGAACGTTTTAGAGGTTTAAATTTACAGGCCGGCACATGGATTCGATCGTATAGAATTAATGACCCTGGCGTTTGGAATAAAGTAAAAAAAGGCGAGTTCGGAGGCTTTTCGGTAGAAGTAACTTGCGAAGAAATAGCAATTAAATTAAAATAATATGAATAAACAGACAAAAACAATTTTTGATTTTTTTAAAAAAGATCAAAAGCTAAATTTTTCGGAAGTTCAAACTATCGACGGAATTACACTTTACTACGAAGGTGAGTTAGTTGTAAAAACAGAAGAAAAAGAAGGAACGAAAATCTTTGTATTAGACGCAGAGAATAATCAAATACCAGCACCTGAAGGCGATTTTCAAATTGAAATGGACGGTAAAATAATGATTATTTCGATTGACGTTAACGGTATGCTTTCAGATATGGAAGAAGTTATGGAGGACGAGGATCCAGCGCCTGCGCCAGCACCTAACGAGGAATTCGTAAGTAAAAAAGAATTCGATACAATTATTCAAAAAATAATCGAAGATGCTGATTTAAGAATAGCAAGTATCGAAGAAAAATTTGAGGCGCTTGCTTCAAAAAAAGAAAGCAAGTTTAAAGACCAAAAAACAAAAACTGGAACTTTTACAGCCGTAACAGTTCGTGAAATTTTAACAAAAAAATAATTAATAAGATGAGTTTAAAAAGAACATTAAAAGAAAAATTCGGATACGATGTTTCCGGATTAGATAACTGGAAAGACAACACACTTCCAAATATCACAGCGGATTTAGTTGAAACTTCAAACTTTTTATCGACTTTAACATTGGAAGAAGGCGTAAAAGGTACAAGAGAAATCGCATTATTAGAGGCGGATATCGCATTAAAAGCGAAAGCAAATTGTGCGCCATCGCCAGACGGTTCGACAATCCTTACAGGTGTAGATCTTACGACAAAACCTTTGTACATGGGTATCGAATTTTGTAATGAGGATCTTAACAAAAAAATGACGCAAGTATTGAATGCGTTAGGTATGAAAATGCAGGAAGGACAACTTCCAGCACCGTTAGAAACTATTTTAATGGCGTATTTAACAAAAGTATTGCAAAAAAAATCAAATCGTTTGGTATGGTTGGGCGATACAACTTCGTTAAATCCAGATTTAGTTCACTTTAACGGATTAGTTAAATTGTTAAAAACTAATGTTGACGTTTTAGAAACGCCAACTGTTTTCGCTACGATTACAAGTTCAAACGGATACAGTGCTGCAAAAGAAGTTTACAAAACTATTCCTGCGGAAGTATTTGATGGACAAATACCAGTTGCGTTGTATACAGGACGTACAGAGGCATTGGCGATTTTGGAACAATATAACGTTGCAAATCCTTATTCTACAGTTTTACCAACTGAAGTTGGTGGATCGTTAGAATTTCCTTTACCTTTGTTTGGTATCATGGTAAAAACTGATCCAGCGTTAAACGGATTAAACGAAATTTTCGCTTTACCTTTATCGTTAACATTTTTGGGTGTGGATAGTAGAGAGGACGAAAACTTCGATATTAAATTTGATTCGTACAACGAAAAATTAAAAGCGGAAACGTCTTTTAGATTAGGTACGCAAATTGTTTGGGGTAAATATTTCGTAAGATTAAATAAATAATTAATTAAGGGCGTGTAAAAGCGCCCTTTTAAAATTTAAAAAATATGTGTGAATTAACAGCAGGATTCGGCGCTTTAAAATGTGATAGTGCAGCAGGTATCGACGAATGGTATATCGGTTCGATGCGTGATTCAAGTACAGGTACGGCAAATTTTACGTATACTCGTACGGCTGGATCACTTACGGCAATGGCGAACGTAGGTACAAAATTATTTTATAAAGTTTTGGTTGACGTTGAAATGTCGGACTTTACGGTAACGAGCATTGGTACGAGAGAAAATGCAAGTGCAGGTTTTGATATTACAGGAAATATTAAACTGGCAGGAAACACGGCGGAAATGATTGACCAGTTCGAAAGTTTATCAAAAGATCGACTTTGTGTTATTGGAAAATTAAACGACGGTACGTATGAAGTTTTGGGACTTGACAAAGGTGTAAAATTTAATTTTGCGAGAACGTCTGGAACTAAATTCGAAGATATGAACGGGGTTACTTTAACTTTTACAGGTCGTGAGAAAAAAAATGCGCCAAAAGTATCTGGTACGATTGTAGATGCTTTATTAGTATAATTATTTTAAACTCTTATTTTAAAAAAGGCCTGGATTTTATAATTTAGGCCTTTATTTTTATAAAAAAATACAAAAATGGAAAAATTACGGGAACTTTTTTTAAGTCAATTTGATGTAATTGATAAAGACGGAGAAAAAATCGTTAAATTTAAGGATCCAAATAAAACGAAAAATGTTACTACTGATAAAAAAAGAAAGCGCAAACCTTCTAACGGTAACGCTTAACGAAAAAGCAGATCTGGATTTAGCAGTTAATTGGTTGTTTCGATTTATTAGAGAGCAAACAAATAAAGATTATTTCGTAAATTTATTCGATTTATCTTCGTCACCTGGCCGTTATAATTTATTTAATTTATATGAAAGTTTTGATTTAGATTTACCAGAAGGCGAATATAGATATGAAATTTATCAAAAATCAAATACAGATACAGATTTTTCAACTGGAATTTTGTGCGAATCTGGCAAAGCAAAAGTTTATATAGATCCTACGGAAGAAAATAAATTTAATAATACAAATACACTAATTAACGTTTATGAATAATTATACTGATTACATTTTTCGCGAGGCCAAAATACCTGCGCCATCGGAAAATATTAAAAAAGGATCTTCGCATTATAATTGGGGCGATGATAATTTGTATCCGCAATTTTTATTGTATTTATATTATTCATCGTCTATTCACCAAGGGATCGTAAACAGTAAAATTAAATATATAGCGTCCGACGGTGTAAATAGTGATTCGACAAATACTGATCTTTGGAATTTAATTAAGAAAAACGGAAATGCGCCTTTTTCACTGGATGAAATAGTTAAAGAGCTTGCGACTGACCAGGAATTAATTAATTCGTTTGCTATTATATATAAATTAAATACAATTTCCAAATTTTGGGATGCACACCACGTGCCAGTTGAATTAATTAGAAAATCCACAGTCGAAGGATATTACGAATACTCGGAAGACTGGAAGGCATATAAACAAAGCGAAGAAAAAACAGCTTGGAAGTTAATTAAATCGATCGAAGAGGTAACAGGAACGGATACGGAATGTTTATTATATGTTTGTAGTAAATCAAAACAGCACCTTTTAAACGAGGACAAAAAAACGTTAACTAAATCTGTTTATCCAATACCTTCTTATTCTGGTTGTATTACTTCTATTTTGGCAAGTATTGAAATCAATTACTTTAAATATTCCGAGGTTGTGAACGGCTTTAAGGGCGGAACTATGGTAAATGTACCTTGGGGTGATCCAAACGACAAAGCAGGGAAGGATAACGTAGTAAAAAAATTAAAAGGTGACGCGTCAAACAGGGATACGCAAGGCGGTTTAGTTGTTACATTCTCAAAATCGCAGGAAATGGCGCCGACAGTTTTACAGCTTAACGGCAACAATCTCGATCAAAGATACCTATTAACAAAAGAAAGTATCGTCGATGAAATTATGTACGGACACAGCGTTATTAATCCTTCTTTATTTGGCGTAAAAACTTCTGGCCAGCTTGGCGGATCAATGGAACTACAAACAGCCTATTTAATTTTCATGAATAATTATGCAAGTGATCGTCAAAAAATTATTACTGATGCGCTCGAGTATGCAAATTATACGTTAAACAATTTCAGCGATAAAATTTACTTTAAAGTTAAATCTTTGGAATTGGAACCGATTGCGGATAGTAAATCAATCGTTGCAGATACATTGAATAAAATGTCGCCTTTGGTTGCAAATGCGGTATTGAAAAACTTAACTATAAACGAACAACGTGCGCTCGCTGGCCTTACGCCTATACCGAACGGTGATGTGTTAAATTTCAGCACCGAAACGCCAAAAATTGACGATTATACTGTTTTATCTTGGTTTAACGAATTAGGGAAAAAAGAATACAAAGAAGTTTATTCACGTGAATTATGCGGATATGATAATTTAGATTTTTCAGAAAATGAATTATTAAATAAATATAAATTTTCAGATCTTACAAGTGATCAAAGCAAAATTTTAGAAATGATCAAAAACGGTGAAAGTTATTCGGCAATCGTTAAGGCATTAAATAAGGGTGCGACATATATTAGTAAACAATTAATCGAACTCGAAACACTTGGAATGATCAAAGGTTTTGAAATAACTTCAAAAGGTAGTACAAATATCGGAGGCGTTGGATTCGAAATTGTTTATCAATATAGAGAAAGAATCGACGCACCTTCGTTGGCACCTGGATCGACTTCTCGTCCTTTTTGTAAAAATCTTATCCAATTACAGCGAGTTTTTTCAAGGCAGGAAATCGACAAAATTTCTGATCGTTTAAGGTCCGCAGGAATTGATCGAAACGTTTGGGAGTATAAGGGCGGTTGGTATCACAATCCAGAAACAGGAATAAATACGCCGTCATGTCGACACACTTGGTTTCAAATAGTAATCGAAAAAAAATAAAATTATGGCGCATTTAATTTCAGTAAGTAATTTAAAAAAATTAAGTTATATATCGACAAATGTCGACGATACATTAATTTCGACAATTATTAGCAGGGTGCAGGATACAGTTATCGAACCTATATTAGGATCCTCGTTGTATAATCATTTACTCAATGCCGTTGATAATAATACTTTGAATGTAAACGAACAGGAATTATTAAGTAAATATTTATCTAAATGTTTAATCGCAGCGGTAGAAGTTAGGGCCGTCGATATGACTACTTTAGAACTTCGCCAGGTTGGTTTATCAAAAGTAAATGCGGAAGGTGTAAATACGGTAAATGAAAGCGAAATGAATAGGACAATAAATTCGCTAAAAAAAGATTACAACTTTTATCGTGAGAGATTAATTCGTTTTTTAAAATTGAATTACTTAAATTTTCCAGAATATACAACTTATTACAATTCTTTGTACGGTTTTGATGAAAACGGTTGCGGTGAACTTGGATCGGAAATAAGACCAGATAACGGGGGTGTGGATATTAATATTTCGTTCGTATGATAAAAACTTTAAATGTTATAGTAAAGGAATTCGAAGAAATCCAGAAAGCGCATTTACAATTACATTCGTTTTATTTTGGCGAACTTAATTTGGCCTTAAAAGATCGAACGAGAAACTATCCTTTAATGGGCGTAGATTATCAAACTGGTAATGTAAACGAATTAAATACGCCTATTAATTTTATACTGGTAATTGCGGATCGTATTTATAAAGATAATTCAAACCTGGTCGAAACAAAATCGGATACTTTGCAAATATGCAGGGATATATACAACTTATTAAAAAAATCGCCTCGCTGGTATAAGATCGGGCGTATACTTAATGCAAATATAACTACGTTTGTAGAAAGAGGGCAGGACGAGATCGCAGGCCACGTAATGACGTTTACTCTCGAGATTAGGGATAGTAACGGGATCTGTAATTTACCGTTAATTGGATACGATTACGAGGGCGAATTTTCGTTTCCATGTGATCCAGTAAGTATTAAAAATTCTAATAATACTTTTCAGATTGATATTACGCCAGGATCTACTTATATACTTCCAGATATGACAGTAGAAGTTCAAATAAACGGGGTATTTAAACAAATTGTAAATCTTATAACTTTAGATCAATGAATATAATTAATATTTTAGCGGATAAAAACGATATAGGCCTTGGAAATGTAGATAACACGTCCGATGTAAATAAACCAGTATCGACGGCACAACAAACGGCTTTAAATAGTAAGGAAAATTTAAGTAATAAATCGACCGATACAGCGCTTGGATCTTCGGATACGTTATATCCTTCACAAAAAGCTACAAAAACGTACGTAGATAATCAATTAGCGACTATTACGGTATCTGATGCAACTACAACAACAAAAGGAATTTTAAAACTTGCTGGCGACCTTGGCGGAACTGCAAATTTACCTACCGTTCCAGGTTTAGCAGCAAAAGAAAATAATATTACGGCAGGAACTACGGCGCAATATTTCAGAGGCGATAAAACGTTTCAAACATTAGATAAATCCGCGGTTGGCCTGGCAAACGTCGATAATACTAGCGATACAAATAAACCAATTTCAACAGCACAACAAACAGCATTAAATACAAAACAAAATACGTTAGGATTTACGCCAGAAAACGTTACAAATAAGGAAAATTTAACACTGGATAATTCGATAACAAAATATCCGACAAATAATTTAGTAAAAACAACATTAAATAATTATTTACTATCAAGTTTAAAAGGATCGCCAAACGGCCTGGCGGAATTGGACGGGGCTGGTAAACTTTTATCTTCGCAATTACCTTCATACGTTGACGATGTACTCGAATATGCAAGCCTTTCGTTGTTTCCTGTAACAGGTGAAAGCGGAAAAATTTATATCGCAATTAATACAAATATTTCTTATCGTTGGAGTGGATCTGTATATGTTGAAATTTCCTCGTCTTTGGCACTTGGTGAAACAAGTTCGACAGCTTACAGGGGGGATCGTGGTAAAATTGCTTACGACCATTCACAAACTACGGGAAATCCGCACGGAACAAATAAAAATGACGTAGGCCTCGGAAACGTAGATAATACAACAGATTTAAACAAACCAATTTCAACAGCTACGCAAACGGAATTAAATTTAATTACAAACATAAACTGGTTAGGCGATTACAATAATGGTTATACCTATACGGTAGGCGATGGAGTTATGTTTAACGGTGCGTCATTTAGAATGTATATTTCTATAGGTGCAGCAGGTTATACACCTTCGGCATATCCTGGTAACTGGAAACAAATAACGGAGTATGTTTCGGCAAACGACGTGGGCCTTGGAAATGTACCAAATATTGACGCAACGGATCCGCAAAATATTAATCAAAGTTCGTCATATAGATTTATGACGGACGCGCAAAACGCAGTTTTTTCCGCAAAGCAGGACGCACTCGGTTATTTTCCAGAAAATCTTACAAATAAACAAACAGATCTTACGGCAAG